TGTGACGGCAGGTCCTTCTTTTATTCTGTTAATACTTGATTTAAGCCGTAAAATTTCTTGCCTGTAATCTTTGGCTTCTTCTTTCTTACTTTCTGCTAAATATTTAATATCATTCTCAAAGTCTTTGATACGTTGCCTGGAATGTTTGTTAGTAGTACTACGACTCCGAGCAATAAACATACAGGAAACACCCCCAGATATACAAGCCACCAAGATAAGTGCTGATGATAAAATTTCTTCCATACCATAAATAGAAGAATATTACTTAGATCTAAGCGTTTCTACCTCAATACTACCTCAATACTACCTCGTTTTAGCTCGAAAAACCTAACAAAAACCTATACAAAACTGCCATGGTTAATGACTTCTATCCTAATAAAATGCAAATGGTGCTGTGGAAAGCGGTGGTGGGGGAATTAGCGGTGGCTGTTGGTGTCCAACAGGTATATTTTGAGTGCTGACCTGTTGGTTGGTACAAAAAGATGTGTGTATTAATATACTAGGATTCTGATTAGATGGTGAAATGATGGGGTTAACACTTAGTCATAGGCAAAAAAGATGTATAACTTCTCGACCAGCTAGCTATATCCGGTCACATAAGAACCCCGATATGCAGTCTAGCGTTCAATACCCCCTCATTTCCAAAAAATTGACTGGAACAGGGGGTGAAAAAGACTGGATTACCTAACAGCACCCACAAAAGTAGCAAAAGAAGCCGGAAGGAATGTAGGCGGAATAAAAGCAGCCAAAACGCTAAGTTTACCAATTTCTTATTGGGCCTTACTTGAGCAGATTAGAAACCAAAAACATTTCAAAAATGCCAACGAAGCGATGTGTTTTAGCATTATGGATGTAGCACAAGGACTTGGTCTCGAAACAGGATGACCTTTGAACTATCAAAAGAAATGAGAGGCTTTCAATATGAAGTGGAAGCAATCACCAAAAAAGATGATTTGAGAATGCAGACCGTTTGTGCCAAATGTAAAAAATTCAAAAAGAAAAATACAAACTCTATTTACTGTTTCAAATGTCTCGGAGTTTGAAATGTTTCAACAGAACGTGCAAATGCGGAAATATTGAACTAGAAAGAGTTTTGAAAATTCGTTGTAAGAATTGTCACTGTTCAATAATTTACGACATTGAGAACATAGAATTTATTGATGAAACACTACTTGGCAAAACACTTGATTAACTTCAAACATGCAATTTGAAGTTTAATCCATATTTTTTTTAACACTTATCTGAGGACACCGTATATCCAGATTTCCGTATTTTGTTGCCAGGTGCTAGTAGATGTTAAAACTTCAATGCTTGTAATTGTCGTAGTGTTTCCGGTTCCAGGATCGCCTTTCGAGGTTTGCTGCCCTTCATGTTCTGTCCATCCGTTACTTTTAATCATGCAACGATTAGTAGAACCAGCGGATTGCAAAGACCATAATTCCAAATCGCCTGCAAAGAATGCACTAGGCCCGTCAATTAATTCTGTACCAATTACTTCAAAGGTAGTTTGGGCAGTATGCAAAGCCGTACTAACTGTTGACGTGTCAGCTAATAATTTAGAATATGCATAATTTGTAAGCCCGTTTATTTTAACTTGCATGGCTAAAGATGCGGTGTTAACACCTGAAAAAAATACTATGATTTTGGAGTAAGTTGTTTGAATGTTAAGTGGAGTACCTGGGGTGTAAGTGTAAGTTGATTCAGTGCCGGTTGCGATATGATGGTCTAAGGCTTGATATGTTTCTACACCGCTTAAACTCGTGTATTCTGGTGCAGTTGCACCAGCGTTAACAGTAAGTATTTGCGCTGGTGTGCCAATGGCTAATTCTTGTAAGTTATTTCCATCCGAATATGTGACGGAACCTGCACTAAGATTACCTTGAGTCACGCCCGTCATGTCCAAATTTCCTCCGTCTTGTAAAATATTAGAATCGTGAGTATGTGGTTTTAAAATATTTGACCCTCCACCAGAAAAGCCCATTAACTTAGCACCTTTACATATTCTTTATATTTTTTAATTAACTTTTTTTTTTCTTTGATGTCCATTATTAACCCCTTAGTACATCCCATCTGGCCCGTTCAGTTGTTAACAATGTAGGTGCTACCTGTGCAACAATCTGTGTTGTTCCTGCTGCCCCTGCTGTTATTCTGATAGAAACTATATTCTGATCATTGACATTAAACTGGCCACCAGCCGATAATTGAAAAGTTGTAGAACCGTTTAATGAGATTGTTGTTGCATTTACCGTATCCTGGTTTATTATTGCTGCACTGATTGCAACGCCCTTGTATGAGTTAGGATAAACAACGGTTCCCGTTGCACCGGCTGCGACTGTGTCAACAGTTGGAAAACTTTCTAGTGTTGGGTCTTTTGGTTTTGTGGTTACAACAAAGCCCTGAATTACAGATGGCATTTATCTAAAAGAGATTAGCGTATTTCACAAGAAAACTGTAAGCAGCCTGTCCGCCCCCTGTCGCGGTTTGAGCAGTGTTATATGCTAATTGTTTGCCCCCCGCTGCACCAGCTACCTGAATAGGAATTGGGCCACTTACGACCCGCCCAGAAGATCCAGGATCAGAAGCAGAGCTAAAAAACGTAACGCCTGATTCTAATTGATTTATTAAAAGTTTAGCGTCGTAAAGTTCACCACCTGTTGGTTGAATAGAAGACACAAAATCAAGCACAGTGTTTGACCTATTCAACTGTTGTACGGTCAACCCTGTTATATCATCTGTAGATAATGCATAGGTTCCTACAGCCGTAGAAGCATGATTATATTTACGCATCAGCGGAACTGCCATTTTAAAGCGTCTCCGTTAATGTATTATCTAAGGCTCTTGCACCAGATGCATGACCTGCAAATTCAGTTACTACTGCACCAGCTAAAGATTCAACTCCACCTACGCCAAAACTAACAGCGGGTAAAATTATTTTACCCATAGTGCCTTGCATAAGACCTGGTGAAACTGAGTTTAATACTAAACTGCCCAGTGCTACAATTCCAGCACCAGCTAAAACCTTGTTTATTGTTTTACTTGTTTTTAGTTTAAACGCCACGTATTATCAATCATAATTTAGTTCTTAAATGTTTCTAAATTCGAGTTTAGAAACATATTTTATCAAGTATAATAAGTAAAAGTATGGTTGTTGGTAAGATTGGTGGGTATTTAGCCCTCGGTCTTATTGGTGCTTTTTTAGTTAATGCCTTAGCTCGCCCCAATGAAGCAATAGCAACAGGTGCAGCGTTATCCTCTACTGGTGCAGGAATTGGCGGAATAGGTGAGGGTATAGGCGATGCTTTAAGGTCGATTGGTTCGGGAAGTGCGAAATTATTCGACCCCTTATTTACTTTAAGAGATTTAGTTTATGATTCAAATGTATCAGGCGCAGCGAGTGTAGGCCCAGTAGCTCAACATTCAGGCGAAACGAATCAGGGTGTAAATAGGCCCAGTTCTTCAACTATCACCTGGAGTTCTGGAACTACTGCAAGTGTGCCATCATTAAGCCCGGCTGCAAAGTCGTTTTATGCTGCTAGAGGGGTTTCCGTTACATAATGGCTAAAAAGAAGCGTAAAAGAAGTGCCAAACCAAAGGCAAATGATAGACGCTTAAGCCAGGGATTAAAACCAAAAAAACAAACTACAAAACGAAAAAAATCTAAGTCAACAAGAAAAGGACAAAAGAGAAAAACCGTATCTAAAAGACGAGCTTATGAAGGGCTTAAAAAGCGTGTTTCTAGGCGTAAAAAGTCGTCAGATAGTGCTTGGAATTTCTAAATCCAGATATATTTCTCACCTTTACATTTAGGGCAAGTTTCGGTAGTATTGTAAACGGGGTCAATTTTATTTGAGTTAGTCTGAATGTCAACGGTTCTAATAATTCCATGCGGATGGCCATCAACGGTGTCTGCACAAGCATCACAGGGTTTGAGCTGTTTGAGTTTCAGTTCCAGGTTCGGACGCTTTACTATTGGTGCTGTTAGCGGATTTGATTTTTTCATATACCTTTTCTATTAGTGCTGGGTCTTTCTTAACTGCTTCTTCAACTTGAGGAATTAAGAAGGAGGCTGCTTTGCGATACTTGCGTGGCACTAACTGCATGATTACTTCACCAAGGCCTGAGTTCTTCATGTCGCTGTCTGTGACGGCAGGTCCTTCTTTTATTCTGTTAATACTTGATTTAAGCCGT